GATGATTGCAGGTACTGCGTACCGCTTGGTGCTTCCTGATAAGAGGATTGATGAGGACGATGCTCCGTTTGAGATGTTCTCGCTCGACCCTCGTGATACATTCGTGGTTTATTCCAACAAGATTGGGAACAAGCCTGTGTTCGCAGTCAAGTATTGCACCGACAAAAAGGGTGTCGATACATTTTCTGTGTACACGAACAATCATTTTTGGGAAATCCGGGATAAGAAAATCATCAAGAGCAAGGGTCACGCTCTTAGAATGATACCGATTATCGAGTACCCGGCGAATACCGCAAGACTTGGTGCGTTTGAGATTGTCCTTGACCTGCTTGATACGCTCAACAACATCGCATCTAACAGAATGGATGGCATTGAGCAGTTCATTCAGGCATTTATGAAATTCATTAACTGCGAAATCACCGAGGAGGAATATAAGAAATTCCTTGAACTTGGTGCAATCAAGGTTAAGTCCACCGAGGGTAATCAAGCCGATGTCGATATGGTTTCCAACGAACTCAATCAGACACAGACTCAGATTGCTAAAGAGGACATTTATGATGCCATCCTAAGCATCTGCGGTATGCCGAACAGAAACGGTGGCTCATCCACCTCGGACACAGGGGCCGCAGTCATCCTCAGAGATGGTTGGTCAGCCGCCGAGTGCCGAGCAAAGGACAGCGAAACCATTTTCAAGGAGTCCGAGCAGGAAACCTTGAAACTCGTTCTCCGCATCTGCAAAGACAATCGAGGTTTGGATGAGAACGTGTACAAACTCAGACTCAAGGATATTGATTGTAAGTTCACTCGTAGAAATTACGACAACATTCAGAGCAAGAGTCAGGTACTCGTTTCGATGCTCCAACAGGAGAAAATTCATCCTCGCCTTGCTTTCACCTCGTGTGGATTGTTCTCTGACCCTGAGAACGCTTACCAAATGAGTATGGAATATGTCGAGGAGAGAGCGAAAAAGGCTTTGGAGATTGCAAAGCAGACGATGGCTAACGCAGGTAATAACGGAGGTGACGGAGATGACACGAAAACAGGCAACGGAACTCCTGTACAGGCTAATCAATAGCGGTATCTTGAGTGAGAGCCTTGAGGGTGAACTCCAAACCTTAGCCAACGTGATATGTCACGGCGATTTCGACAAGTGCGAGGTTGACCCACGCTGTGAACACGGTTATCCCAATTATTGTGAGGGATGCGACCATTTAGGTGATTAGGCTTTATGCTTAGTTATACAAGAGGGAACTTGGAAAAACGCAAAGGACAGACAAGTCCTAAAAACAGAAAACATAGTCAGGAAAGACTTAAATCGTAGGAGGTAACACGATGAACATTAAGGATTTACTTAAAGATGCTTACAAAGAGGGTATGACCCTTGAGGATGTCGAAAAGGCACTTGAAAGCATCGAACTCCCTGCCGATGGCTCTGCGGAAATCGACAGGCTCAAGGCCGCATTGTCTAAAAGCAATTCGGAAGCCGCAGATTACAAGAAGCAGTTGCGTGAAAAGATGACTGCCGATGAACTCAAGGAGAAAGAGGATGCCGAAAAGCGTGAAAAGTTGCAGAGTGATTATGATGCACTCCTCAAAAAGGTAACTATTTCCGAGAATAAGGCAAAGTTCCTCGCTCTCGGTTATGATGATGCCCTTGCACAGGAAACTGCTGTCGCTATGGCAGAGGGTGACTTTGAAAAGGTATTCGCTAACCAACAGAAACATCAGGAAGCGAGAGATAAGAAAGTCCGTGAGGATGTTCTGAATGACACACCTAAACCCACAGGCGGTAGTGGGAAAGGAATGTCAATGGATGACATTATGAAAATTACCGACCCGGTTGAGCGACAGACCGCTATTGCCGCAAATATTGATTTGTTTGAAAAGGAGTAATGTGTTATGGCAAAAGAAAATTTGACCAATGCGGCGGCTATCGCCGTTACCGCACGAGAGATTGATTTCGTCACTCGTTTCGGTAAGAATTGGGAGCATCTCCGTGAGATTATGGGCATTATGCGTCCTATCCGCAAGACTCCCGGTACTATCCTCAAGTCTAAGAAAGCCACTATGACTTTACAGAGTGGTGCTGTGGCTGAGGGTAACGAAATCCCTTACAGCAAGGCAACCATCGAGGAAATTGACTATGCAGAAATGACCATCGAAAAGTACGCAAAGGCAGTTTCCATTGAAGCAATCAAGGAACACGGCTACGATGTGGCTGTCGGTATGACCGATGATGCGTTCCTTTACGAGTTGCAGGACAACGTTACAGGTAGATTTTACACTTACCTTAATACCGGCTCTCTCACCTCCAATGAAACTACTTGGCAGAGAGCGTTGGCAATGGCTAAGGGTAATGTTGTCAACAAGTTCAAGCAGATGCACCGCACCTGCACTAAGGTAGTAGCCTTTGTCAACGTGCTTGACCTCTATGACTATATGGGCGATAAGGACATCTCCATTCAGTCTGAGTTCGGCTTTAACTACATCAAGAATTTTATGGGTTACACTACTGTGTTCCTCCTCTCCGATGAGGAAATTGCAAGAGGTCGTGTAATCGCTACCCCTGCTGAGAACATCGTTCTCTACTATGTTGACCCCTCCGACAGCGATTTCGCTAAGGCAGGTCTTGTTTACAGAACTGCCGGAGAAACTCATCTTATCGGTTTCCACACTCAGGGTAACTATGGTACTGCGGTATCTGAGTCCTTTGCTCTTATGGGTCTTACCCTCTTTGCAGAGTATCTTGACGGCATCGCAGTCGTTGATGTTACTGAGTCTGTCTAAGGAGGTAGGAGTCAATGTATAAAGTAATTCGTAACTTTTTCGATAAGACCGATGGCAACCATCTCTATAAAAAGGATGACATCTATCCGAGAGAGGGTGTCAAGGTCAACAAGACTCGTGCAAAAGCCTTGATGACCGGGGATAACGACACAGGCAAGATTTACATTGCTGAAATCGCTGAGTCCGATGCCCCTAAGTCCGATGAGGATGTAGCACCTGAGTCCGATGCCCCTAAGTCCGATGAGGATGTAGCACCTGAGTCCGAGGAGTGATTGCGATGACAGATTTGGAAAAATTATCGTTATTACGAGCGATGGTGGGTACACCTAATGAGGTCGATTGGACTGACGATATTTTGACCCAATATCTGACTATCGCAGGACAAAAGATTATCAATCGTGCTTATCCGTATGACGAAACTGTGACCGATGTACCTCGTAGGTACGGAGTCCTCCAATGTGAAATAGCCGCTTACCTACTCAATAAGAGAGGAGCAGAGGGAGAAATTTCCCACTCAGAGAACGGAGTCAGCCGTATGTATGAAAATGCAGATGTGCCTGACTCATTGCTGAGCGAGGTCATCCCTCATTGCGGTGTGTTAGGAGGTTGACAGTATGCGTTGTATGACACGAAACAAGTGCGAGTTTCATTATGCGTTGTACTCCAACAGAACTGAAATCACGGATGAATACGGAAATGCTACAGGCGAATACGAGGTCGAATACACCGACCCTGTAAAAGCCCTCGGTAACATTTCTGCGGCACGAGGTGAAATTCAGAGCCGACAGTTCGGTGAGAGCGAAACCTACGATAAGGTTATCGTCTTAGAAAATCCGAACACAGAGATTGATGAATACACAATCCTGTGGGTTGACTCTACTCCTCACCTCAATGCTGATGGCACACTCGTTCTAAATAATGATGGTACGGTTGAAACCCCTCACGATTACATTGTCAAAAAGGTGGCTCGTAGTCTTAACTGCGTGTCGATTGCGATAAGCAAGGTGACAGTTCGATGAGTAAAAAGGTTATCAGGTTTGGTCTGAACACGAAAGACATTAACAGGGCTATTCGTGAATTGCAGGAGTTCAAGCAGGATTTCTTGGAAAAAGTCGATACCTACCGAAAAAGAATTGCTGAGGAGATAGCGGTGAATGCTTCGATGCTCTTTGCAAATTCTGTTGTGGACGATGTTATTCAGGGTAGCCCTCGCAGACCTGATGTACAGGTTACAGTCGATGAACGTGGGGGAATTTCAGTTGTGGTTGCCAACGGCGAGGATGCCGTTTGGTGTGAGTTTGGAGCAGGTGTGTATCACAACGGCTCAGTCGGTAGTTCACCTAACCCTTTTGGTACTGACCTC